TTCGGCAATTTTCTTCCCCTTATTATAGGTAAGACCATTATCTAGGAATTGATACTCAATCCCATCCGAATCGTTGTTTGCCAAAAAAAGTAATTTCCTGCTTGGCGTCCTGCCAAATAAGGCTTCAGATTCCTTGCCTCTCTTATAGTCACGAAGTTTTTTCTTGTATTTTTTTCTCCATCCCCATTTATCCCAGACCATTTCCGATCATTTTAACTTGAATAGATTACCCAACTAAAGAGCTTCAAAAGCTTCCCCGGTAGAGGAATCTCCGTAGTAATATCTTAAGACAACTTCTTTCCAATCTAAGTTTAGGCCAATTTGGGTAGCAATTAGCAAGACATTTCTATTGTTTGTTGTATCTATAAAAAGTATCAATTCACCTGCTCTTGTAGGCGCTTGCGTGATAACGGTAATGCCATTGACTGGATCATTAAGAGCATAAGGTTGAGGCGGTCTAGTGTAGGTGGTTATGATCCGAGACAGCCTGAGTTTAGCTCTTGTAGTGTCAGATACAGGATCAACAGCCAGCCTTGGTCCATTTATAGCCATTATGTTACTCGCAGATATCTATAGCCAGTTTTATCTACCACGTATAGTTCAACAGCATCAATCAAGCCATCGTAATAAGCTACTATTTTCCCTGGAGTATCTTGTACTGTTTGGAACACTTCGGTGGATGGTCTCTCTATCAAGAACTCGACTGTAACGTCATAGTTCTCGATGATAGGAGAAGCACTGATTGAGGAGCGTTGAATCGCCATAATTAGTAAGAAGCAAAGTATTTGCCCTGGGCATAACAGAGTTGAACACGTTCACCGCAAGCATTAGAAACAAAACCAATATTTTCCGTCTTGTAATCTTTGTCGCCATACCTAACAATGCCAGCGCCACTGTCTTCTAAGCCCCTCCACTCTCCATTGACGCAACCCGCAAAGTCGCCACTAACCGCAAATCTGCCCTGCAGTCTTTCTATCTCGACAAGCCTTTCCGCTTCAGCTATTTGTCGTAGTCTGGATGAAAGTGTACTTGATCCTCCTCCTTCGCTTTCTGCTTCCTTGAATTGCCTTATCTGTTCGTCGATCCAGTATTCTCTTGCATCATGAAGAGGACTCCAACCTCTATTAGAGCGTTTAGCTTTATAAGCAGCATTTATATCTTCAAAGTAAGGCATTTTTCTTAAGCGTTATAGCCGAATAATTTAAGATCCCAATAAAACACCGCTTCGTTTCCCGCTGTCAGAGATACGTCTCCGTTTGTTGCTGCAACAGACAGTAGATCACCAGCATTCGTCGGCGTATTAACTGTTGCAACGGTAAAATTCAGATTACCGGCGCCACCAGTAATGGCACCTAATCCAGCCAACGTAGCGTCATCAATCTGAAGGGCGTCAGATGCGGCGTGGTTATACCCAGGCTTATTGATTGTCAGGATGTAATCAGTCGTGGCAGCACCGCTATTTTGAATCGTAAGATCAACTGTAAGGCCGTCTCCTGAGCCTGAGGTGCTGTCGATAGGGATATTGGTATAAGTACCATCAACACCCGCGCTGGGGGCCGTTGCAACCGCTCCTAGCGTCAGGACGTTACCAGTACTCCAAACCAGTGCTACATGACTGAAATCCAGAGCGGTAGCACCACCATCATGAGCAAAGATAGTTGCTTTTCTTGTTAAAGGTACTCCATCGTCACTGTAGGCTAGGACATCTGCAGGGATGTATTTAACAACTTGGCGCTTATACCCCGCCGTCCCAGCCACAACTTCAAATCCAAGGAATGTGGCATCGGAAGTAACGCCTGGAGTATAAACAGTTCCACTTGCGCTAATTAACCTTGCTTCGAAATACTGATCAACAAAACGATCAGTTACTTGATTTGTAAGTTCAGTAGGCGAAACTGCTGCCGTGATTGTCATCTGTTAATCACTTAATCGCGTTAGTTTTCCTATGGCACCAATGGATCAAACAGATCAGGGTCAACAACTGTTCCGCCTGCAGTCACAAGAGTGCCTAGATATTCAAGAGGAATACTCCCGTTAGAGTCAGGAGAGAGTAGCGATCCAGTTGTTACAGACAAACCTTGACAATAAACTACAAATGTAGTCTTAACTGGGGCTTCTCCGTCCTCATCCCATACAGGCTTAACCCCTGTGTTCCCGTATATAAAAACGTTATGTTGCGCTGTCAAATTAACTTTAACAACAAAAGCAAAGCTGCCGTTATCAACGGAAGTCTCTCCAGTTACTGAAGGGTAAATAACAGTTCCTGGGGCGTTTGGCGGGGCTGTGTTTCCTCCAACAGGATCAGTGCTTGTCGGGTCTGTACCAGCAACAGAGATATCGACTTTACTGTTTCCTAAGACGTTGTCAGGAACAGTTACGGATCCATCAGAAACGCCAATCCATATTCCGTTGGTTACAAAAGCACTTTCCTGAAGATTGACGCCCCATTGTGTCGCGTCCATCCTCATAGCAAGCACTTTGCCTTCTTTTGGATCGTAGAACCTGAAAGGCATACCTGGATACCAGTTCTGACCTACATCTTCACGAAGTGCTTCAGATATTTGCAGTCCAAAAGCGTCACCCTTTGTAAAGCGCTCTAAATAACTTGTATAAGCTGTTAAGACATTATCAATTTCGGTTTGAGTATCGTAAAGTAGCGGTAAAGGCATTGTGTCCTCTATTTCGTAGGGACCGGCCTCTGTAGGAGGGGTTACATACCTCCCGGTAAACATGGGGATCTCAGTCTCTTTTTCGACTGTATCTGTGCTTGGCGAATTTGCAATGTCAGGAGCGAGATCAATTGTTGCAGTTGACGACGAACGACGAATTGATCTCGTGAGTATGCCATTATAAGCATCTAAGAAATTTGCGCCTTTATAAATTGCGCCCGGAGGGTTTCTGACTGAAATACTGGTATAGGTCTTTATGTCTTCAACATTAACATTACCATCCTTGTAAGAGTCTCTAATAACAACAGTATCTCTAAACATGTACTCAGGCAAGTATCTAAAGTCTTCTGGATAGCCTTTCTCGTTAGTACCAGACCTCCAATCTTCTGCTTGTGCAATGCTTAATGAGTTGGAATAACTTTCATCTATTGTCCGTACAACTTCCCCACACGATCCAAATACGTTTTTTGAATTGCGCTTAGAAAGTAACGTCTGAGTCATTCCTTCTAGTTGGCAGTTGTTGCGGTTGCAGGCAGTGTTAAAGCGAGCAGCGCAATACGCATATCGGTCTGAGAAATAGGACTGATTTGCCTCCAGTACAGGCCCATAAATCTCTCCAGTGCTATAGCTTTGCTGGGCCGCCGGACCATTGTAATAAGTTTGTTGAATTTCGTTTCTTATAGCGCCCTGGAGTATAGGCACCTGTTCCAGCTCATAACCATCACTACAAGCTCCACTTTCATCTCCACTATTGTCCTGAGCATTGCCACAGGGATTGGCAGTATTTCCAGGGGCTTGGGTATCTTGATCAAGACTGGTATTGTTTCCTATAGTTCCATTTGGATTTGCCGCACTTGAGTCTGTATTTGATCGAACAAAGATAGATGCTGGGTAGTCTAGAAAGTAATATGATGCAGTAGTAACAGTATCAACTCGGCCCTGCTGATCTGTGCTTACAACACTTGCTGGCACCTGATAAGTCAGTTTAATTCGATCAGGTACAGGGCTACTGCCAGCTAACATATTAGCCGAAAGAGCCGTAACCCCTAGCACAGAAGTCCACTCTCCTGCGGCTACACCTTCAAGATTGTCTCCGTTAAAGAATAACCCAGAAACCAAAGAGCCGGTGTTGTCTTGGTATAAATATTTACCGGCCTGCGCAAAAGCCGCATCAACGTTGGAGATCTCTTCCTGAGTACTTTCAAGAGGAATTGGCGAAAGAGCAAGAAGGTTGGTCTTGTCGTCAGTTAGTTTTGCTAATGAAATTTGGCATCCAAGCGTAATGATTAGCTGATAGGATTCGATGTCATAGCTAGTTGCAATTACATACAGCAACCCTCTTGGATGTCTATATGTAGTGCCATCAGGCTTCGTCATCGTTAGAATGACCTGATAACCTCTTTTGAAGTCATCTCGATCATAGTCAGCAACTTCAGGACCTCCAGAATAAAAACCCAGCACAAGTTGGCCTTGAGTTGTAATTAAGCCTTGTTTATTTGCTGAGGAGTCCGATGCAGTCCATTCTATCAGAGCATTTGTATAATCAACACCATTAATTGTCAGGCTATGAACCCTAGACTGGTTAACAATATACGACATAAGATCAAACCTCAGTTAAACCAAAAGAGACGATTGTGTATTTAGGACCAGCCCTTGTGTAAGAAGGCGGTGTCGAAAAAATAGCATTTGTATTAACAGTAGAACCGAAAGTATCGTCTGTAACACCACAAGCGACAGGCAAGCCATTTGATCTATCGGCGTCCCAGGCTTGGAACATTACATCAAACTGTTCTGCCTCAGTCGTTTCAATTAAAGACGAAATTGCCCATATACGTTTTTGCGTAAAAGCACGACCGCTTAAAACTGTTGTACCAGTAGAGGTTTGGGAGAAGCTCGCTGTCCCCGAATAAGTGCGCGGCATTTCGTTGCCGCCAAAATTCCTAAAAACAAAACTGTAAACAGGCGACCCTGAATCGGGAGTGAATGAAACTCCAATACTTGCCATCGGGACGACCTAACTAGAGCTAGTTTGCCTAATTAAATGTTGCAACCTGCTACGTCTCTGTACTTTCGGCCCATGCCGTTTAAAGGCTGATGAAGACCTTTGCACACTGTTTCTTTGAACTGTGGGTCTTCCTGTAGGATTTTTTTGAATACATTATCATAATAAGAAATCAATAAGTCAAGAGCTGCAGGATCTGCATCCGTTCTTGTTGCATATCCAACTGCCATTCTCAAATAAGTAAGTGCTCCCTTAAGCTCTTTACCCGTCAATTCATCATAGCGCTCAGCAGGAATATCAGGCAGTAACTGACCTTTCCTGCTCAAGGCATAGCCTAAATAAGTTTTTGCATTATCCTCTGCTGATCCAAAGTGAAACATAATTCTTCTCTGAACAGCAAAGGATTCCTATCAATACATCCGACGACGGCGAAGCTTGGTAAGTTGCACCAGCATATCGCTAGCGGTCTTTGTGGGGTTCATTGATTGAACAGTGACATTATTCTGGATGTTATCAGAGCCCTGAAGTCCCGCCAGCAAGCCCATTATTGGGCTTGGACCAACTCTTCGACTTGCTTGACCAGCATTGCTGTTTAAATCAATACCTCCAGTTGGTATGTCAAGTTTTTTGGTTAAATGTGCTGGAATAACAGTACCGCTAGATGGTGCCCTCCACTTACCAAAAGAAGGTGCATTGATCATGCTTAATTTTCCTGCGGCAGAGAGGAATGCTTCTTTTCCGAGTTCGTTTACAGTATAGGCACTGCCACCTGAAACTGGGCCACCAGCAAAGCGAGAATTGGGGGGAGTAAAAGCTTTTACGAAGGCTCTTTCAAGGTATTTAAGAAGTTCTCCGCCAGGTATTAAAGTGTTACCAGGGCTTCTAAGTTTTTCGCTTTCCTTGCCAATGACTTTTAGGTTAGCTTCTTTATCATAAGGGTCCACTTCCTGTGCTGCTTTTTTCCTATTTAATTCATTATTTAGTGCTATAGCTTCACCAAGCTTTATGATTAAGCCTTCAGCTTGTTGTGTGGCATTAAATAAAGCACTTTCTATAATTTCCACCTTGTCTGCGGCTATGTCGTATGAGTCTTGAGCTTCCTCAATGACTTCAATTTGATCGAAAATTGCCTTCTTGACTAAGTCCAAATTCGTAAGTTGTTGTCTAAGAGGTTGTTCCGAATTTTTAATTTTCGTATTGAAGTTTTCTTGGTCTTCTTCTATTCCTCCCAGTTTTTCATTAAGTCTTTCCAGGACAGTTGTTAATTTTTGCAGATTTCGATCTCGTAATTCTGCCAATTTCTGTTCTTCAATCCGTCTTTCTTCCGCTAATTTCTTCTCTCTCTGAGCTTGCTCATTCTTTAATTTTTGGTTTTGTAAGCTTACTTTCTCTATCTGTTCCTGGCGCTTCATTCTTTCGAGCTTTGCTTCAATCTGTAATTCTTCTTTCTCGGTAAGATCTGCATTCTTGAGTTTTTCCTCAAGTGATTTTTTCTCCATATCATATAACTTTTGCTCCGCAGGTGTTCGAGCTTGAAGAGCCTGAATTACGGATTCGTTAAACTTTATAGCTTTACTATATATTTCGTCCAAATGCCTCTTTTCCTCGTCATATCTTTTCCTGACTGCACTCATGGCATCCCGATAGCCTTGTTTTTCATCTTGGATTTTTTGCTTCTGCTTGCTTATTAAGTCATTAATATCAGAAATTTGCTTTCTGTAATAATCAGAGGCTATTTGTTTCAGTTCAGTAAGTTTTTTCTTTTCTTCGTCATACGTTTTCTTAAGTTCGTCTCTTATCTTTATCTGTTCTTGCAGGTCTTGATTAAGACCTTGGATTATGTTTTGTTGATACAATAAATCTTCTTGTATTTGTTTAGCGTTCTTTCCTTGCGCCTTTTCGATTCTTTCTAGAATCTCTTCTTGCTTTTCAAGGGCCGCATTATAGAGTGTCTCTGCATTTTCTAGCGCTTTCTTCTCTGCCGCAGTATTCATTCCTTGCGCATTCTTTTGTTTTATGATGTTCTTAAGCCTTTCCACCTCATCGGCATATTTTTCTATGTTTGCCCTTACAGCGTTTAACGATCTTCCGTACGAAGTCATCTCAGATCCTTCTAACTCTCCGTTAATTATTCTTAATTGCTCATTTGCTTCTGCAGCAGTTAGCTTGAATTCTTTCATTTCTCTATTTAGATTTTGGTAAGCCTTGATACCTACCGCTGTTGCGGTTGCTCCAGCAATTAGGATATTTGCCCATCCATACGGTCCCATCAAGGCGTTTATTGTTGTCAGTCCAACCGCAGTCTTTGCAAGCGCAGCAATCAACAAGCCAAGTTGCCCTATAATACCACCAATCCCCGCAATGATGTTGCCTAGATTTAAGAGGGTTAAATAACCAAGAATTGTTACGATTACAGGACCAAGCACTTTCAAGGTATTCGTTATACCTTCTATATTGTTTGACACTGAACGAACAATATTACTAAATAAATTTAACGTGTTCTGCACGGGAGACCCAAACGCTGCGTCAATAGCCTTAGAATTTTCTGCTACTTTACCTGCAAGTAATTGAAAATCACTTGCAAGTTTTTCGAGTTTTCCAATCCATGTCTGTTGCATCCTTTCTCCTATTTCATTGAAGGCACTACCTTCTTTTGTCATATTTGTAATCGCTTGACTTACTTCAGCGAATCCAATTGATCCCTCAGTTGCTAACTCCCTTACTTCACCAACGGTTACGCCCATTACTTTTGCAAGTTCTTGGAAAATAGGAATACCTGCAACAGCAAATTGGTTTAGGTCTCTAGTAAATGCACGACTCTGAGATTGGATCTGACCCAAGTTCCTAGAAAGATTATTTAAGTCACTACCGGTAGCACCCGCAATAACAGCGAGCTTATCAACGTATTCAGCGGCCTCACTTGCGTTTAATCCAAAGGCAAGTAATACTTGACCACCTTTTGCAACCTGCTGTAAGTCTAAAGGTGTTTTAATGGCGGTTTGCTGAAAGCTTATCATCGCACCTTCAGCGGCTTCTGCGCTACCAGTAAAAGCTTCAAGAGAAAGATTCAATACCTCAAATTCCATACCGGTCTGGACAGCGTTGCTAATTCCAGAAGCCAATTTATTGAATGTAGCCTGCAAAGCATTCGCTAACAGGTTTGCTTTAGTCAAACGAGCCACCAAGCTCTCGCCGCCAAACGCCACCTCTGTTTTATTAATGTCTTTAAGGGCTTTTGCTACTTTGTCGATGGTTTCATTGACCTGCACCCAATCTTTATTTAATTTTTTCGTACCTTCCTGATACTTTCTCGTTGAATCCCTTACAGCTTTTAATGCCTCAAGCTGTTTTCTTAAACCACTAGCAGTGTCATTTATTTGACCATTAAGAGCCTTTTGCGCCTCTCCAAACCTGTCAGCCTGTTTGCCTAAAGATTTTAGATCTTCTTTAACAAGTTTACCTCCCAACATTGTTATTTGAAATTCTTTTGTCGATTTTCCCTCAAGCTTTGCCTTTAGATCATCAGCAGCTTTCTGGCTGCCTTTACGTACAGCGTCAAAATATTTCTCCAAATCATCTACTGCCTTATCAGTATCGGTCCCAACGGTAAACCTGATTTCAGCCACGATACATCAACAAAATCTAGGCTAGGCTTCCATTAAAAAAGCCCCTTTCGGGGCCTTGTGACTGAATTGTAAGTTCAGTGACCTGTAAGTATCGGTTACAGGAATTACACGACAGTTGCGACTCGGAAAGTAGCAACACCGCTGCCCGCATCTTCGTTGACGGTAATGATATCGCCCACTTGATAGTTCGTACCTGCAACAGTAATAGCGACGGCAGTAAGACTGCCTGCAACTGTTGTAACGGTAGCGTCGGCAGAAGAGCCAGAACCACCAGAAAGGGTGACTGCAATACCTGAAGCGTCGGTAACGGTAAACGGGGTAGACGTATTGAACGTGTCCCCCGTTGCGATACCTCCAATCAGCTAATTGCCAACGTTCTCATCCAGCTCAGCAACGTACTTGCCATAGCCCATAATAGTGGCTTCCCAGCTAACGATAGAAGACACTTCGTTGGATTCGGTATAACCCATCAGGGTGCCGTATCCATAGATTTGTTCAATGGTGCCGGTAGGACCAACACGGCCAACCTTCACGCGAAGCGAATCAGCAACAGTGTTCTGCTCAGTTAAGCGCAGGATCTGATAACCAGCATCTTTGAAGTCAGCAACACCAGCCAGGCTCATTGACCATGACTTGGTAGTTGCAACGGCTTGGTTGAAACCAGCGGTCTCGTCATCATAGGTATAGATGTCTTCAGAGCCAGTGTCGGTCTCAAGAGAAGCACTGGTCAGACCAGCGAGACGGACTGGCTTCATGGTGCCATCAGTAGGCTCCGCAACTGGAGTTGCACCCAAGGAGAAGACACCAGCGGCATAACCAACCTTTTCGTCTGCCGCAACAGTAGTAGTGGTATCAATGAAGTTAGTAGCGCCTGCACCTACACCACCTGTCACTCCTGCAAAAGTAACGTCTACAGATGTAGCAAGCAAAGGAATAATGTACAGATCGTACCCGAAGGCCGCTGAAAAGTTTGCCATTGACAAAAAACGGGCTAAGCCCGCAGGAAGGTACTCGGACCTTCTCGGCCCGTTAATCTATGCTTCCAAAATCATCAATTTTTAAGTCAATGCATCGTAAGGCATATTTGACTTGACGATGATTTTTGCTTGTGTATAAGCGGTCAAACCGTCTGGAGTTGTTGTTACAAATTCAGTGTAAGAACCTTGGAATTTTTGCATCATCAAATCGATAAAATCCTGCAGATGCTGACCGGTTGAGGGCTCCCATCCCATTACATAAACCGGGAAATCAGTAACAATATAAGGTGCTTCTTTTGATAGGTAATTCATGGGACTACTGAACCCTACGTCATGACAAATAACTTCCAATCCTTCCACTTTCTTTGTTGCTGGTAAGTCTTGACCTGGGCTTACAATTGAAATCGATGGCAGAACTCCTGGAGTGCCTTCAAATTCATAAGTACCTATTAATGGAAACAATCCTGCATCTGCAACTATGGCATCGTAAATAACTTGGGCTGAAGTTGGAAATTGTTGAGCCATAGCCCCAAAAATGTATCGTTTCTAGTATTCCGCTCGGTATCCTGAGATCAAGACAAACCGGAGGCAAGATGAGGCCGAACCCGCATAATTTCCACAACGGATTTGTCTTCACAATAATCTGAATATGCATTCCTTGCAGGATCACCTCCCCGTTTACGAGAGGATTTCAGATTATTTATTTAACATGACAGCCCTAACGAGGCGAGAAGCCCGGCAACAATGGCGGCAAAGCATTAAAGATGCTTGGAATAATCGCTGTGCTTATTGCGGTAAGCCGCCAATCGCTGATGAATCACTAACTGTAGATCACGTCAGACCTAAAAGTCGTGGCGGAGAAGATCGGACAACAAATTGTATCCCAGCTTGCGCCGAATGTAATCAATCAAAGTCAAGCCAAGATTGGGTTGATTGGTTCAGAACACAAGAGTTTTACGCTATTGAGTCTGAATGGAGGATTCGTCAATGGCTATCAGGTGGGCTTTCTAATTTCAGTCATTATGACGAGGAAGACTCTAAAATTGTCGATGAATATGCTAATAGAATTTTAGGGACCTGGCCTACGGGGACAGAATAACACCTTCTTGAGCAACAATTTTTGTTTCAATATAAGGGACCTTAAGCCTTACTTCTGTCCCGTCATCCTTCAAGAAAACCCTTGATTGCCTAGAGGCAGACTCTCTGGCAATTAGAAACCCTGTGTATCCGGTTTCGGTTTCTACTGGATGCAATAGAATTGCGTCTTCTGATATCAGAGCTAGCTCTAGAGGTATGTAATCATTGATTGCTGATTCCCTTAGCTCTGGGATGCAAAACATTGCCCAGGAAGGGTATAGACCCTTTTGTATAAGGACCATTGCAGCGGAACCATAACGTGCTTTTGGCAAGTCCTTATCTTGAGTTGGTTTGAAAAAACAAAAATCTTTAAAACTAAAGGGCTTTGATTTCTTTTTCGGATTCCTGTTTTGATTTGCTAGAATGCTACAGACCTGAGCTGTCGGTATCTCATTATAATAGCGCTCTTCAGATTGGCTTTTCTTTAGTTGATCCAAGGCAATAATGATATAATGATACGGTTGAGTACCATACCTATCCGCAGAAAAATCTACATCACCTGGATAACCTTTCTTTAAGACCCAAAAAGCTTTTTGCCAGTCAAAAGCATCTAATCCTTGGCTTCTTCCTTGGGCATGTTTTGATTCTTTTTTGCGTTTTCATCGTCTTTTAAACTGTATTCTTCCTTGAGAGCCTCAATATTCTTAGCTTCTTCATCAGTATAAAGATCCTGCAATCCTTTTAAGATTTCGGGATCAAGTTTTGACATCGTATCTTCTACAGTCCATTCAGCATCAAGCCTGTTGGTAATTAAAGCAGTAGCGGTTACAATCATCATCTTGTGCTGGTAAACACTCATTTGTGCATAACACTCGTCCAATTCTTCTACATATGGTTCAATATATTTAAGCTTTGAAACATCACCACTTAAGTCTTCAAGAACTTCTGCTTGAGACTTACCGATTTCTCTTGCAATCTTAACAGCAAGGCGACGAACTCCACCAATAGCTTCTTCACCGCTAAGTGCCATCGTAACGAAAGATTTCTCTGCAACAGTTAAATAACCCCTTCTCTCTATAACCAAGGTCTGACCTTCTGGATCGCCTAATACGCAAGGCACTGGCTTTAGCCTTGGTGCAAGCAGGAAAGGAAAATTTTTAGTTTTAGCCACACTTACACAAAAAAGCTGAATTATTATGCCTAAGAAGTTACCACTTCTCAAGTCGCCGAGTAAGCCTATTCTTTAATTCCGTAATATACGGTCCATTCTCATTGTCGGCAATAGAATCCATTCCAACTATGGCATAAAAAATCCAGGGCCTGCCAGGAGTATAAACTCTTTGGGCATTTTTATTACCGTAAGGATAAATATATGCACCATTATGTACGTAGCTAGCATAACGCGCTGAATATTCTATTATTGTATTTCTTCGTGTCTTTAAAGACTCTGTTTTTATGTTTAAGCTGTCTTGAAGTTCTCCTGTGTCAACGATATCCCGCAGTCCCGGAGATATATATCCACCTACTCCTTTTCTAAACGTGCCTCTTGGCCAACTCCAAATTTGTTTCTCCATTGATTCATTAAGCCATCCTCTCAGTTTTTCATCTGTTTCTTTAGCGGCTTCCTCCCAAGATTTGATAAATTCAGCACGAATCTTACTCTCTGCTAGCTTTCTGTATTTCTTGTCTTTTATCGTTATTTCTGATTGATCGATTGTAATCTTAGGTCTCGATACATAACCTCTTATATTCATAATCGGTCCATCATTTGGAATTTTAAAAGATTCAAACGGATTAGAAGCCATGATCAGTTCTGTAATTCGCCGCCAGTAATCTGTATCTCTACCCCACCAATCTCAGAGTAGATAATAGAATCAATACCTTCACCACCAAAGATACCACTAGAACGCTGTATCTTCGCTTCAAACATAATCGGATCATCACCAAACCTGAATTGACATGCAGTACCCGTAGATAACCATGGATATTGTGTCGTTACCTGCACGAATGTTAATGATGTCTCATCAGATACCTCTAAATCCCACCCAGAGGCCACTGAAGCCCACTCCAATGCATATCCCCTGTAGTAAAACTGATCACCTGATGCACCAGGCATCATCTGCCC